CTGGCATCCTGGTTCCTCCTCGTGGTGCTCAGGCAAACAGACCTACTGGTGTTAATCTGATTGAAGGCGGTCTCCGTTACGATACAGATGCAAATGGATTTGAATTCTATAACGGTGGTGCTTGGTTGCCTCTGGGCGCATACGCTAATGTCGATGCAACTAGTGATGTAACTCTTGCCAACAGGCAGCAAGCTTTCTGTAACACCTCTGGTGGTGCATTCAATGTTACTCTACCTGCATCTCCTGTTAGGGGCGATAGCGTTAGACTCTTCGATGTTGGTGATGCATTCGACACTAATAACCTTACGATCGTTAGAAACGGTAACCCAATTATGGGTGATTCCGCTGACATGGTAGTTTCCACTGAGGGTGCTGCTTTTGAATTGGTCTTCTACGATGGCACACAGGGTTGGAGAATCATCACCATCTGATTCTTTGATTGGGGAGGGCGACCTCCCTTTATTTTTATAATGTTTTTCATAAATACTAATACGAATCCACCATTTACGATTAAGAGTAATGGCAAATTATCAAAGTTATAAACAGTTACAGGGGGACGCAGCTGTCATTCCCAGTACATTGGGACCTGGACAGGTTGTAGGTCTCTCTACTGGTGTTGCTCACCAGTTCTTCCTGTTTGATGGAAGTAATCACTACGCTGCTTCTACCCCAGGCTGCTGCCTTCTCTGGACAGTTCCTGCTAGAGCAACCACAGTTCGATTTGAACTGACTGGTGGCGGTGGTAGCGGAGCTCCTGGTGTATGTTGTGCTAATGGTCCTGCAGGTGGATCGGGATCTTACGCAACCAAAACCATCTTTGCTCATTGCAATCACTTCACTCCTGGATCTAGTCGTTATACAATCTGTGCTGGCGGTAACAGCAACTGCTCTTGTTGTGGTTACTCACACGCTTACAACTGCTGCGGTACAAAAGGATGTACTTCATTCGTTACTCCCGTAGATGGTGGCGCGAGTGGAATGAGTAACTTCTGTGCTGAAGGCGGATCTTGGGGTTGGCACCAGTGTGCTGGTTTCTGCTACGCATGTTCGCACCAATCTCAGTGTAATGTTTGTCTCTCCACTACATCTTGTCCCTTTAATGTACAAGCAGCAAATGGCAGTAGTCCTAGCTTTGTAGATGGTTTCGGTATACGAGGTGTACACGGTAAGAAATTCAACAACTCTTACTGTATGGGTACGATGTATCCTCAGACTGGCGGTGGCGTTGGTCCTTGGGGTGCTCCTACAACCACGGGTGAGGACTCTTGCTCAACCGCAAACGCTCAAGGGTGTTGCAGAGGTCAGTCATTCTTCCCTGGTGGTGCTGGCATGTCTCCCTTTAATGACGGATCCTGCTGTTGGGGCGGATTTGGTCAGGGTGGACTCGTTGTTGTCCAATACTGGGAATAATTAAGGAGAAATCAACCCATGGCAATGGATCGTATTAAAACTACCGTTGGGCATACAGTTGCCAACGAAATTACTAAGACTATTCTCTTCCCTGTTCCCACAGAGTATTGTGGCGATCAGCAAGACGATACGGAGGTAGGAATTGCTACCTACAGGGGTCCTAGATACCTTAGAACTAGGTGGCAACTTCCCGATGAGAATGGTATCATCCACATCAGTGGAACACATGGTGTGTGGGACTGGGATGATCCGAGTGGATTTATGCCCTGTCCTGTTGACTGTGTAGAAGTCAAGTTAGATGCTGAAGAGTATCCTTTACATGCCCTCAATTTCTGGGGTCAAGAATATGATCCTGATAGAATGGATGTAGTATGTGGTGATGCCACTGCACCTGATCCTAACATCATGGATCCGCTTTGCTTCTCAGAAGCAATTGATTCTCGGTCTATGTACTATGATGTTGTAAAGAACGAGTGGTCTGGTGTTGTATTTAAGTATGACGATGTTGATATCTCCTCTAGTAGTGGAGAGTCTTCACAATATTCCTGGACTGTGGTTAGAAAGGTTAGAAATAACATGCTCACTAACAGCGACACTAAAATCAATGAGGACATGCCTGATGCAGTCAAGCAACCTTGGCTTGATTACAGAAAGAAATTAAGAGATCTTCCTACCGACTGGTCAGGAATTGGAACCTCTACTTATCTCCTCGCATGGCCTATTGCCCCTGATGAAAAGGGCGGTGCTTTCGACCCCTGAATCAAAATCAAATTTTAGTTTACAGATTCTGGGGAAAAATATCCCCAGAATTTTTTTGTATATGAGGATTTTATGTTTGAATTGAATGATAAAGTTGACATTACTCTTGTCAGTGAGATTGGTGCAGAGAATAGGAATGCATTAATCATAGATAATTTTTATAAAGACCCAGACTCTATTAGAGAGTATGCTTTTAGTTGTAATCTACAAAACAGACCTAATTTAATGTCTGGTCTTCCTGGTTGGAGAATTTACGAGGAAGATTCTAGAGTTAGGGAAAATCTTAAACCTACTTTTGATAACCTAAAAAATCAGTCACTTTGGGTAACAGAAATTGATGAAGAAAAGTGGGAAGAGAATTGGAATAAGACTAACTTCTTATGTAATGTAATGAACTCCACGACCAGAGATCCTGGTGGTGGATATCCTCACATGGATGCTTTTGATATGCACTTTGGTGCTGTAATATATTTGAATACTCCTGAAGAGTGTAATGGTGGAACCAGATTGTATTCTATGTCTGGGAAGCAGAGTACAAGAACATTGCAACCAGGAATAAGTCATCTCTTCAATGAACATGCGAAAAATAAATGGCAGTATAATCAAGAAGATGATTGGGAAGTTGAATTAGAGTTTGAAATGGTGTATAATAGATGTATTCTTTATGAAGCTGATCAGTTACATGCTCAGTGGTACAGTGAAGATGCGTTTACCACTACAGACAGGTTAGCGCAGGTTCTTTTTATCTAACTATATACTTTGGTGACCTAAACAGTATGAGAGCGAAAGCATTCTTTATTAATGGTGGTGCTGGTCGAGTAATTACCTCCATTCCTGCTCTAGAAAAGTACGCAGAAAATCACGATGACTTTGTGATTGTTGCTGAAGGTGGGATGAATTTTTATAAAGCACATCCAGTCCTTCACAAATATACTTACGATAACTGGCACAAAAATCTCTTTGAAGATAAGATCAAAGATAAAGATTGTGTCACTCCAGAACCATATAGAATGTGGCACTACTACAATCAAAAATGTAGTATTGCTCAAGCATTTGACATGGAAATCAATGGGTTAGATGAACCCAGAGATCTGCCTGCACCTAAGGTTAAACTTTCAAAATCTGAAGCAATCGCTGCACTCAATACTGTAGAAGAGGTCAAGGCAAAGACTGGTAAAGATAAAGTCGTTGTCATTCAACCTTTTGGTAGAGGTGTGCAGGTAGAAGGTCAGTATATTATTGATCCAACCTCTAGAAGCTTTCACTTGAGTTATCTGGTTGAGATTATTAACAATCTCAGAGAGGACTATGGTGTCATCATCATGAGTGAGTTTCAATTCCCTATTGATGTAGATGCTAGTAGAACTCCATGTGGATGGCCACAGGCAGACATTAGAGTGTGGGCAGGTATCATTGAACAATCAGATCATTTCTTAGGATGTGATTCTGTTGGACAGCACATTGCAAAGGCAGTTGGAACTACTGCTACCGCTGTAATTGGATCCACTTATCCTATTAATATTTCCTACCCTGGAGATCCTTCGTTTGATATAATTGATCTTGGTGAAGAGAATAGAATCTTCTCTCCAATTAGATTGACAACGGAAGACTATCAGGACATGATGAATGATGAGTGTATGGAAATGACAAAGGATGATATTCAAAAAGTTATTACTTCATGTAGGAAGAGACTAGGTAAACCTAAGAAATATTCTGGCACCGTTGCCCTAGAAGAAAACGCATCTAAAGGATTTGGAAAATGAGTCAATGGATTGCTGGCATCACTCGCGGACATAACGCTGGTGTTTGTCTATTAAAAGATGGTGAGATTGTTTTTGCTATCGAAGAAGAAAGACTCACCAGAGTAAAGTATGATGGTGGTCCTCTACTATCACTACTCAAAATCAAAGAGTATACTGATAGGTTAGACTACCTTGTCATTGCTCACACTCAACTGATAAGTCAGAGTGGTCAACTAGGAACTCTAGATTATTCTGGGGAGGATCCCTATACTGGTCTGGCAAGGAAACTTAAACTGATTGGAATCCATGCAGGACACGATACTCCACACCCTCAGGTCATCGACCTTGGTAATGTCCACCATAAACTTCATGCTGCTTGTGCATTTTATCGGTCTGGATTTTCTAATGCAGTTTCTCTAGTTGTTGATGGTGCTGGTACATTTATTGAGCACAATTCAAATGGCAGACAAACTATGCTCTGGGAGACTGAAAGTATTTTCAGTTGCTCATATCCAGATGGTATCTCTGCTAAGTACAAGCATTTAGCTGGTAATAATTTTAGAAACCTTCTTATCGAAACTCAATTCCAGAATCAAGTTCTTGATCCAGATGATGAGGGCGAATCTATTATGATTGCAGATTCTACTGCTGGTATCGTAAAAACATATGAGGCAGTAACACAATACAATGGATTCTCAGCTATCGAAGCAGGAAAGACCATGGGTCTTGCTCCTTACGGAGAACCGAATGATAATATCCCAAACATTTTCAACCCTAATCTAAACTCTGCTAGTTTCTACGCTCCATCTAATAATAATTTTATTACTCCAACATATCCTAACGCTGCAATTGTCAATGACTTCTGTAGCACTGAGTTGTTGACCCCTAAAGGTGTTGAACCTAAAGATTATACTAGGTTGAAGAGTAGAAAAGATCTATCATATAAAATTCAAACAGAGACACAAGAAAAAGTTTGTGACTTGATTAAGTTTGCAGTAGGTCTTACTGGTATCAACAATGTGGCGATCTCTGGTGGTTATGGTTTGAACTGCATGGCAAACTATTACTATCTTGATCAACTGAAAGATGAAGGTATCAATATCTACGCTGAACCAATTAGTAATGATGCAGGAACTGCTATTGGTGCTGCTCTGTATCAACACCACAGAGTAACTAAGGATGCTAAAGTTAGAGACTTTGGTGAGAGTTTATACTTAGGACCACAGCATGACTACTCTACGAAACAGATTGTTGACACTGCAGATAAGTATGGTGCTATCGTAGAAGATGCAGATGATGAGAAGGTAGTTGACCTTATCACCAACAAAAATATTGTTGCTCTCTTCCAAGGTAGATCGGAGTCTGGTCCTCGTGCTCTTGGTAATCGTTCTATTCTGTATGATCCTCGTGATCCAGATGGAAAGGATCATGTTAACTCTGTCAAACATCGTGAGTTCTTCCGTCCTTTTGCTGGGTCAATTCTCAAGGAGCATGTACATGAATGGTTTGATCTTCGTGGCATGGAAGAGACTCCGCACATGATGTATGCGGTGAATTGTCAACCAGGGATTGAGGAAAAGATTCCTTCTATCATTCATGTTGACAATACATGTCGTATTCAAACTGTGACTGAAGAGCAGAACAAAAACTATTATAATCTCATCAGAAAATTCTATGAGAAGACTGAGTGTCCTATCATCTTCAATACATCTTTCAATCTTGGTGGAGAACCATTAGTAGAAACTCTTGATGATGCTGTTCACACTCTGTACTATTCTGAGATTCAATACTTGTACCTCCCCGAGTATGGTAAGTTGATTGCTATGAGCAATGACTAAAGTATTTGTTAATGGAACATTCGATGTTCTCCACCGTGGGCATCTTGCTCTCCTAGATTATGCAAGGTCTATTGGTGATGAAGTTGCTGTCGCTATCGACACTGACGCTAGAGTTAGAGAGATGAAAGGTGAATCTAGACCTGTTAATTCGTGTCTAGATAGACAAGTAATGCTACTGGCACTTAAGTCTGTAGATAAAGTTTTCTCTTTCTCTAGTGATGAAGAACTAGAGAACTTGATAAAAGCATATCAACCTGATATAATGATAGTCGGATCGGATTGGAAAGATAAAAGTGTTATCGGTTCCATGTATGCCGCCGAATTGAAATTTTTTGATCGTTTAGAAAATTATGCAACTAGCAAAACAATACAAAGTATTATTGATCGGGGATAATTGTACCGATGAGTGGGTCTATGGAGACTGTGATCGTCTGAGTCCAGAAGCACCTGTACCTGTCCTTGTTGAAACTGGTACAGATACTGCTTCCGGTATGGCAGGTAATGTTAAGCAGAATCTAGAATCACTCGGCATCACTGTAAGTTTTATATGTAATACAGAGTTGCTAAAGAAGACACGATATATTGATCAGAAGAGTGGTCAGCAAATCGTCCGAGTAGACTCTGAAACTAATGTAAAACCATTGCATCCATCTCAGTTGCAAATGGCACTGATGCATGATACTTATGATGCAATTATAATCTCCGATTACAATAAAGGATTTCTACCTGATACTGAGACCATTAGTTATATTGCCGGTAGGTATCCGAGTACAAAGCTATTTGTTGACACGAAGAAAACTAAACTACCTACTCAGTTTAGTAATGTTATCTACAAGATAAATCAGAAGGAGTTTGAACAATTAGATTCTAGTGACATTCCTAACGGGGAAAATATGATTGTTACTCTTGGTGCTGATGGTGCCTTGTGGAACAAGAAAAAGTTTCCTTGCAAAGATCTTGTAAGAACTTTTGATGTTACTGGAGCAGGAGATACTTTTCTTGCTGCTCTGGTATTTTATTATATTCAGCTCCCTGTTATGGAAGAGGCTATTTCTTTTGCTAACAAGGCAGCAGCAGTTGCAGTACAGAATCCTGGTACATATACTATCAGGATGGATGATGTTGATAGGATTTTGGGTCTATGAATAAATCACTAGTTCAATTTAAGAATGGAGATGTAAAACGAATTTTTTCTATCAACATCTCTCATGATGCATCTGTTGCATATGTTGTGGATGGTCAAGTGGAATGGATGATAGAGGAGGAGAGACTTACTCATAGAAAGCATGACTCTTATCCTTTCATGTCTATTCTTCGTGCCAATAATATTATTGATAGAAACTCTTTACTTGCTGTTACTGCCATTGAAATTCCTACACTAGAAGAGGTAGTAAATCAATCTGTAGATACGAGTTTATTAATAGCATCAAAGGTATTAAGAAAGAATCGATATAAGTACAAGTCATTTGAACAGCAACATCATCTTTCTCATGCTTCAATTGGATTTTATAATTCTGGATTTGAAGAAGCTGCAGTTGTTGTAGTTGATGGTGCTGGAGCAATCAAGAATGGTGGACATGAAGTAGAAAGTATTTACAAAGCATCCTATCCAGATAGTTTTGAACTTCTACATCAAAGATATGTTCCTATTTTTAAGGACACTGATGATGTAGTTGACAATCCTACGACAGGTATTGGAATGGTATACGCGGCAGGTGCTGAGTATATTGGGTATGACTATACTGCGTCTGGAAAATTGATGGGTCTTGCTCCTTACGGTAAAGAAGATCCAGAAATAAAATCATTCATAACAGAAGATGGTGAGGTAAACGAGTCGATATTTTATAGAGTGCATAATGGAGTGATCATAGAATACTATGATCACATTGCACCTAAAGATAAGATGGCATTATATTTGTTGTATAATGACTCAAATACTAGGTGCCAAAGACATGAGGATGATGATAGTATTGTTCGCATTGGACCCGCTCTTTCTGCACCCGATGAAGTTGCTGATCCAACAGTAAAGTTCTCTTTGAATTGTGATATTGCTTACAGAATTCAGAAGGACTTTGAGACTTACATGGTGAATCTCATTAAGAAAGCAGTAGACATTACTGGGTGTAAAAATGTTGTTCTCTCTGGAGGTTGTGCTTTAAATTGTGTTGCTAACTACGAGTATCTAAACCATCTACCTGAAGGTGGTAAGTTATTTGTAGAACCTATCTGTTATGATGCTGGTCTTCCTGTAGGACAAGCATTGCTTGAGTGGAGACAAGTCACAAAGTCATCAGAAATCAAACCTTTGAAGAGTCTCTACTTAGGTCCACCAAATACTCATATCATGCCAGAGGGATCATACTTTGTTGCAGGAGTTGGACCAGTTGTTGATAGGATTATGGAAGGTCATCCAGTAGCAATCTTCCAAGGGAGATCTGAACAGGGTCCTCGTGCTCTTGGAAACAGATCATTATTATTTGATCCAAGAAATCCTGATGCACAATTAATTCTCAATAAGAAAAAAGGTCGTGAGTGGTGGAGACCATTTGCTGCTTCTGTTCTCTTAGAACATGTTCATGACTGGTTTGATATGCGTGGTCTTGAGGAGAGTCCTTTCATGATGTATGCAGTCAATGCTCGTGAAGAAATTTGGGGAAAGATACCTGGAGTATTGACTTTAGATAAGACCTGCAGAATTCAAACAGTATCTAAAGAACAAAACGAGAACTATTATAATGTCATCAGAGAATTCTACGATAGAACTGGTGTGCCAATGCTATTGAATACCTCTTTCAATCTCGGTGGAGATACTATCTGTGAAACAGTTGATGATGTCATGGATACCTTACGAAGATCTGAACTGGAGTATACATACTTCCCCGAGCATGGTAAAATGGTTTATGTTCCTGAGAATTCCAACGCTGGAAAGAAGGGGAAGATCGATTACTCGGTAACTAATGATGAGATATACTGTTGATATTGACGGTACTATTTGTTTTCCTGGAC